ACTTTGATCACGTACGTGGAGTAAAACATGCAAATGTTATGGAATTAGTATCCACATTGTCTAAGAAGAGAATTGATCAGGAAATAGCTAAATGTGAGATTGTATGCTCTAATTGTCATCGTATTAGGACACATATGAGGAAGATGGCTAAAAGAAGATAGGGTCTCTACTTCGCCCGCCGCACTTTTAATATTCTACTGATAAAATTGGATATATGAGTAAATGGTTACAAATGCATCTAAATCTACCTTATCCAGTAGATACTGTTACCCATTTATCATCTAAACAAATTATTGAAGAGTTTAGAATACATCCATCAGAGTATTTTGATTTCTCTAAGCCATGGAAAGACCTTGATGAATCCGAGATAAAAGAAATAGAGCGAAAGATTTATCAGTCTAAGTATAATGAATCTCAAAAGTCATATAAGAGAAATAAAGGAGATAATATGAGAAATTCTTTATTTCTTTCTATCTCAACAGAATGGATAAATACTCCAGTAGAGCTTTCACAAGCAGATAAAGTTATTTGTGATGGTCTGCATAGAATTGCTGTAGCATATAGAATAGATCCAGATAAACCAATTCCAGTAATATTTAAAGACTTCTAGTCTCGCCGCACTTTTTTCGGGCGCACTTTTAATTTCGCACTTTATAGGGTATTGTTATAATCCGAACAACGTAGTATAATGAACATACGTTTCAAGTTCGTCTAATGGTCGGACTCCTGCCTCCGAAGCAGATAATGTTGGTTCGATTCCCGCACTTGAAGCCCTAAACTTATTGGATCATAGCTCAGTCGGCAGAGCGGGAAGCTGTTAACTTCTAGGTCCCAGGTTCGAGTCCTGGTGATCCAGCTTAGCACCAGTAGCCAAGTTGGTTAAGGCCCCGAACTCATAATTCGGCTATCGTAGGTTCAAGTCCTGCCTGGTGTACTATACCTCTATAGCTCAGCGGATAGAGCAACAGGTTTCTACCCTGTGTGTCGGGAGTTCAAGTCTCTCTAGGGGTGCAAAAAGAAAAAATCCCAATCAGAGGCGGATCCGATTGGGTTTTTCTAGTGTATTGCTACACATTATACTGGGAGCTTAATCTGTGGGATGCTACAACCAGTACAAGTAGATTATAAAATAGTTATTGTTCTAAGTCAATAGTATCTTGCACAAAGTTTATATCTGTTTCTGGTGTGTCTGGTACAAATGATGGGGCAGGTCCTAGCAGATATCCTTGATTATGGTATTCGACCATTTTTGATGTGTCTTCTGATCCAACCAGCTTATTTGATATTAATGTAAGTAAGTCATAAATTCTATGCAGCATAATATAATTAACCATTGGTAGGTTGTCTTCTAAATTCTGTGGCTGTTCTTTATTTTCCGTCATCTGGTCTTCCCAAATCTTCCCAAAACTTTTCTCGCCCCATGGCGTCAGTCTCTTTTATGGTTCCGCCTTCAGTTTGAATGTCTTTGAACGGATTCTCTAATTGTGTCATAATATTGGCTCCCTATAACCTTCCTGTAATTGCAGGATAGACAATACAAGTATATCTCATCGTCGATGCTTTGGTTGCAAAAAAGAGGGCCCTGATCCATTGGGCATTCAAGCCGTGGAACAAGACCCTCTTCTGATAGACGAATGTACTTAGATACGTACTGTACCTTTTTCATTCATCCCCCTTAATGTTTTGGAAACTCAGGTATGAGATTCCTGGCCTTACCTATTGAGTTAGGCCAAGACGACCAATCTTTGCCGCCCTTGGTCATATAATACGTTATCTCTGCGTTTGTTACTGGATCAAATAATTCCTTATTTGAAACTAATTCGAATTTATCTTTACGATCTTCGCCAAGTTGCCCTAGCATATTGATCTGAAAAATTCCGTAAGATTTGTCTCCAGTTCGAGTGTTATCGTTTAGGGCTAATGGTCTTCCATTAGATTCTACACGAGCAACAGCCCAAGCTGTTTTTAAAGCAGTTCCCTCAAAACCTACAGCCCATAGTAAATCTTTTAAATCTTCAGGTGCAAGCATTTCTGAGTGCTTATAAGTTTCATTACTGAACTTATCTATTATTTCTCTCTTTAGTTGTCTTTCAGTTTTTTCAACCTTTACAGGCTGAGTTGTTAACGCTTGCGTAACTGTTGGACCAGGCTGGACAGTAAATAGAAATAATGTTATCATTCCTATATAAGACCAGTTATGAGCAACATCACTCAAACGTTCTTTAATTTTCTCCATTGGCATTTCCTCCTCTAGAGATAACGAACTATAAGAATACCATTGTTTGACAATACCTGTCAAGCCAGTTGACCAAGAAATAATATGCATATATCACTAGCAACTCCGAAAAACGGCTTAAATCCATCAACAGGGTTTGGCTATGCATCGCAACATATTGTTAAATCATTGCAAAGCTTGGGACACACTGTAAATTGGTCAAATGCAAATACTCCAATACAAATAAATTTTACACAACCAAGTCATTATAAACTTCATAAAAATCAATATCAGATTGGTTATACTCCATGGGAATCTACTGAGATTAGCAAAGAGTGGGTGGAAAGAATGAATTTATGTAATGAAGTTTGGGGAACATCTGATTGGGTTGCCGAAGTATTTAAAAATAATGGAGTAAATGTTCCAATTAAAGTTTATCCACATGGAATAGAAAAAATATGGGTTCCTAAAAGAAGAAAAGTTTTAGACGGTCAGCCTTTAAAGTTCTTACATGTAGGAGAACCTGCTCCAAGAAAATCTGGACAATTAGTAGTAGACACTTTTATAAAAATGTTTGGAAACAATCCAGATTATCAACTTACAATTAAGTCTCATCATTTTCATTCCATTAGAGTTTATGATAAACATGGAAGATTTTTTAATCCAGAAGATCTATACAGCAATATAAAATCTATTAACGAAGATTATTCAGTAGAGCAACTGGTTGCTTTGTATCATTCTCATGACGTTCTTATTTATCCAAGCTGGGGAGAAGGATTTGGATTTATACCATTACAGGGACTTGCAACAGGAATGCCAACAATTTCTACATACGATTGGGCTCAATACAAAAATTACATAGGCCCCCTAAAGTTAAAGTCTAAGGTTAATACAGAAGATCTACCGTCTGCAATAGGAGATCCACATTTAGGATCAATGTTTAAGCCAGATGAAAAACATTTAGAAGATTTGATGTATGAAGTAGCAGTTAATTTTAAAGCATATTCAGGATATTATTATGCTCAGTCAACTAAAATACATGAAGAATATGACTGGATTAAGTTGACTAAGAATGCTTTTAATCATTTAGAAAAAAAATTTAAATAGCTCTTCCCCTTTGGATTAAAGTTTGGTAGAATTGGACTTCAACTCAAAAATCATATAACCGCAAGGCGGAGAAAAGGTGTTATTTAAAAATGTCAAGAACTATTGAAAACCCATACGAAAATTTTATTGCATTGTCAAGATATGCAAGATGGATTCCAGAAGAGAGCCGTCGTGAAACATGGGGCGAGACAGTAGATAGATACTTTGACTACATGACAGAACATTTAAGTAAAAATCATTCATATGTTCCAGATGAAAAGATTCTTAAAGAATTAAAGGATGCAGTTTACAATCGCAACGTAATGCCATCAATGAGATCTGTAATGACTGCAGGTGCTGCATTAGATAGAGATCATGTTGCAGGATATAACTGCTCATTTGTTCCAGTAGACTCACCACGTTCATTTGACGAGACCATGTATATTCTTATGTGTGGTACAGGTGTGGGATTCTCTGTTGAATATAAATATGTTAATAAGCTCCCCTCCGTTCCAGAATCATTTGAAAAGTCTACAACTGTAATTGTAGTTGAAGATTCAAAGACTGGTTGGGCAAAAGCGTATCGTGAGCTTCTTGCAATGCTGTGGGCAGGACAAATTCCAGCAATTGATGTAAGTAAACTACGTCCAGCAGGCGCAAGACTTAAGACTATGGGCGGAAGATCATCTGGACCACAACCACTAATTAATCTTTTTGATTTTACAATTGCAAAGTTTAAATCAGCAGCAGGACGTAATCTAAAACCAATTGAAGCGCATGACATTATGTGTAAGATTGGTGAAGTTGTTGTAGTTGGAGGGGTTCGTCGTTCAGCAATGATTTCTTTATCAAATATTAATGATATTGAAATGGCAGCGGCAAAATCAGGTAACTGGTGGGAAAATAATACTCAACGTGCTTTGTCAAATAACTCTGTAGCGTATTCTCGCAAGCCAGAGATGGAGCAATTTATTTCAGAATGGAAGTCTTTGTATGATTCAAAATCAGGAGAGCGAGGCATATACAATGTGGCCGCAGCTCAGGCCCAAGCAGCCAAGTATGGAAGAAGAGATCCAGATATACACTATGGAACTAACCCTTGCTCAGAGATTATTCTACGTCCTTACCAGTTTTGTAATCTTTCAGAAGTCGTATTACGTGAAAACGATACAAAAAAAGATATTGAACGCAAAGTTGAACTTGCAACAATTCTTGGTACCTGGCAAGCAACTCTAACAGACTTTAAATATTTACGTAAGATTTGGAAAGATAACACAGAAGAAGAACGTCTATTAGGAGTATCTCTTACTGGACAATTCGGACATAAGTTTATGTCAGGCAAAAATGACATAGTCGCACTAGAGTCTTTCTTGATCACATTAAGAGAAAAAGCAAGAGAAACAAATAAAGATATGGCTGGAAAAATTGGGATTCCTGAGTCTGCAGCTATTACATGTGTAAAGCCATCTGGTACAGTGTCTCAATTGGTCGGGGTATCTTCAGGAATGCATGCATGGCATTCACCATATTACATTCGTACGGTTCGTGGCTCAAAGGGAGACCCTATCTCTACATTTTTGAAGGAAGTTGGAATTCCTGTAGAGGATGATGTAATGAAGCCAAACGATACATATGTATTTTCATTTCCAGTAAAAGCACCAGAAGGTGCAATTGTTAGAAATGATCTAACAGCTATTGAGCATTTAAATATTTGGCTAGTTTACCAACGAGCTTGGTGTGAGCACAAGCCATCTATTACTGTATCCGTAAAGGAAGATGAGTGGATGGAAGTCGGAGCATGGGTATACAAACACTTTGATGAAGTGTCTGGAATTTCATTCCTACCGCATTCAGACCACTCTTATAAACAGGCTCCTTATCAGGAAGTTTCTAAAGAAGAGTACGAAGAACTACTTTTTAAAATGCCAAAAAGTATAAGATGGGAAGATTTGTCGTTTTATGAAACAGAAGATGGAACTTCAATTAATGCCACATTAGCGTGTAGTTCAGACGGTAATTGTGAATTGGTAGACATTTCTGCTTAAAAGGTATATAATAAAGATTGGGGTAAAACCCAAAATTCCTGGGCACACGGCCCAGAAATAAGGAGGATCTAAATTGGCAACAAAAGAAGATCTTAACAATGATGGAAAGGTAACAATGCAAGAG